TAAAGATGATATAAATGCTATCCCTTTTTTAAAAAAAACAACAATGCAGCTAATAGAATTTGCTAAGCAAAATAAAGATTGGTGTTATTTAACTAGCTTTGAAAGAATGTTTAATAAAAATAATATTCAAAATATATTTCATTTTATTGGTTGTGGAGAGAACTATGTAGAAGCTAAAATAACGGAAATTTTAAATAATAATATAAAGGATTAAAATAAAAAATCTAAATTAAAATATATGGCAGCCGCGGCAAATGAAAAAGAAAAAATTTTTTTAGAAGTTGAAAAAAAATTTACGGATGAAATACATAGTATAGTTCCAGCTCAGATCGCAAAAAATTTAAATTTTTGTTGTGATGATATTGATGAGGAAAGTATGATAAATATGGGAGATATTATAAAAGGTATACCTGAATATTCGAGTTTAAGTTTTAGAGATATATATTTTGTTTTAATTTATACTTATTATTCATTAAGATTTAACGAACAAACCGAGGATTGGTTGAATATTAATTTTTTGAAACGTAATGTTTTAAATGGGCCTCTTGTATTAGATTTATATTATAAAGTAACAGTAGGAGATATTATTGTAAATGGTGTAAATGTATCATCTGCTATTAGGCGATATGTTCTTGAGATAAGAGGAGGAAAAAGGAAGTCTATGCGACGAAAATCTAAAAGAAAATCTAGAAAATATAGAAAAAAATCTAGAAAATATAGAAAAAAATAAATTTAAATTTAATTAATATTATTTAATTTTATTTAATATTATTTAATTTTATTTAATATTATTTAATTTTATTTAATATTATTTAATTTTATTTAATATTATTTAATTTTATTTTATTTTATAACAATATTATTTATTCTTCTTCTGCTACAACTAAAACTTTCTTTACACTCTTTTTAACAGGAGCACTTTTATTTGAAACTACCTTTTTCTTTTTACTCGATTCTTCACCATTCATTAATCTTGTTCTCTCTTCTTTATATTCTAGATAGTTGTCTTTAAGAACCTCTAACTCAGACAACCACATTTTATTAATAGTAGTTTTCTTAATAATTTCTAACTCGGATTCTTTATTTCCTTTTTCCTTCAATAAACGATCTACATTTTCCTCTGTTACTGAATCCATTGGCATTTTAACCAAATATTTATATTCTTCATCTCCGTCGATTTTATCGTATCCCTTTTCTTCTAACATTGCAACCACTTGGTCTTTCTTCTTTTTTCTCAAATCAATGGTTCCATCTAAATTTTCCTGAATGTATTTTGCTTTATTAGATAATAAAATTAGTTCTCTCTCTAAAGCATCAATCATATACTCCTTTCTAGTTTGATATAATTGCAACCTTACTTCATAATAAGCATCAATAATATCAGATACCTTTTCATATTTATGTAATGTATCATCTGCGTCGAATAAGTGCATATTACTAGTGCTATTTGTAGTATATAATTTCAACAGTTTCTCAACACCATTACAACCATAGTCCGCTTTACCTAATTCCAACTCTTCCAATTTACCCTTAGCAAATGTAATTGTAAAATCCACATTGGTATCTTTACTCATATCATCATAATCCTTGAGTATTGCTGGAATTTTCTTACCGTCTTTTCCAGGTGTAGGTTCAATTAACTCCTCTAATAATTCCTTGAAATCTTCCGTCCAATAACCAACCGGTAACTCAGTAACACGAATTTTATCAACAGCTAGCTTCTCATATACACCTTTGAGTAAGAATTTACCATCTGTAATTTTAGTAACCTCTCCTTTAAATCCTTCATAATATGGCATAAACTCAAAATCTTCGGTAGAATTTACATTCAATAATTTGCCTTTCAAATACGTAATAATTTCCAAAGGATTATAACACATAATATCTGTACTGAATCCAGTACCAATTCCTTTTGAGCCATTGATTAAAACCATAGGAACAATAGGTGCGTAATAAATCGGTTCAACCAATAACCCATCATCATTTAAATACTGTAGAACATTATCATCCGCAGCAGGAAATAAAGTTCTTGTAATTTTAGACAACTGCGTAAAGATATATCTCTCTGAAGCACTATCCTTACCACCTTGTAATCTAGTACCAAATTGTCCGTTAGGCATAAACAAGTTGATATTATTTGAACCGACGAAATTTTGCGCCATACCAACAATAGCTGCATTTAGACTAGCTTCACCATGATGATACCCAGAGTGCTCTGATACATAGCCGGAGAATTGGGCCACCTTGATTTCAGATGTTAGATTTTTTTTAAATGCTGAAAACAGAATCTTACGTAACGAAATCTTAAGACCATCCATCAAATTTGGAATGCTTCTATCACAGTCGTATTTGGAGAAGTGAATTAATTCCCTATCAATAAACTCTTCGTAAGATACACTTTGTTTAGAAGTATCTAGATATGCATCTCTGTCATATAATTTTAACCAATCCTTTCTATCATCAGCTCTCTTTTTATTGAAAACCATATCAATTGCATCATCCGATTTTTCTGAACGTTCAAAACCAACAAATTTCTTTTTTTCGAAATATTCGCGAAATTCTTTACCAGTGCTTGTACCCAAACCTTTATAATATTTTATCTTCCATCCTTTACTATCATTTTCTTCTTTCCATTCATTATACTCACCATCATTATAGAAATCCAATTCAACACTTCCTTTTTTTGCCTTCAAGATGGGTGTATTCATGAACCCAATAAATCCTGGAATACTAGCAAGTGTAGGCCATTCGGATTGGAATAAATTAATACCGAGACCCTTAATATGGCTACCATCTAAATCCTGATCTGTCATAAATACTACTTTACCATAACGCAACTGTTTATTAACATCTTCCATGGTCTCATATTTCTTATTAGTTTCCAAACCCAGTATCTTCTTGATTTCTGTAATTTCCTTATTTTCAGAAATTTTTTTGATATTTTCACCGCGAACATTTAATATTTTACCTTTCATAGGATATACACCAATTGTGTTGCGATCATCTGATGTCAATCCTGAAATAATACCTGCCTTTGCTGAATCACCCTCGCAAAAGATAATAATGCAATCCTTGGATTTTTCAGTTCCAGCCCAATTTGCGTCTGTGAGTTTAGGAATACCGCGAATACTTTTGCTCTTAACACCATCAGTCTTTTTAGCGGCTTTATTTTCCTTTACTTCAGTGAGAGCGCATGCTGCATCCATAACACCCATTTTTGCAACTTTTTCAATAAATTTATCTGTAACATCGCATTTAGAACCAAACTTGGAAGAAGGTGTATTCATATAATCCTTGGTTTGACTATCAAATGCCGGATTTTCAATATCACATCTCAAGAACAAAATGAGCTGTTCTTTAATAGAATTAGGATTCACCTTTACCTTCTTCTTTTTCTCAATAAACTCCACCAATTTTCTAGTGATTTGATTCAAAATATACTCCACGTGCTTACCGCCTTTTGCAGTGTAAATTCCATTAACAAATGAAACTTGAACGAATTCATTGGTCGGTGTAAGTGCAACTGCATACTCCCATCTCTCTCCATTATCTTCATAAACGCGCTGTGCTGCACCTTTATCTCCAATATACATATTTATATACTGTTCGAAGTTCTTGATAGGAACTAATTTATCATTATATTTAACTTTAATATTTTTATCAGTAATAGCTGCAATGTCATAAACACGCTTTTTCAAAAGAGCAATAACATCTTGAGTAGGTCCCTCAATTCCAAGGCGGATATAATCAGGTTTAAACGTAATTTTGGTATAAGGTTTGCTCTTACTACACTTGGTTATGCTGGGTTTGCAAATTTCATCCAAATTGTTCTTGTATTCCTGAATATATTTTAGCCCACGAATATGATCGACCGTTTCAATACGACCATAACTAGACCATATCAGAACAAGTTTAAACCCAAAACCATTTTTACCACCAACAATTTTTTTCTCATCTTTGTTATAATTTGTAGAAGTTCTGAGATGACCGAATACCAATTCAGGTATCCAAACGCCGTCTTTTTGAGCTACATCAATTCCATTTCCATCATTTATCATTATAATTGTGCCATCAGTTTCAATAGATATATCAATATGAGTAACAGGTAATGCATTTTCAGCCTTTGCATCAACCCTGGTTTTCATGCGGACAACATGGTCGCGACAATTGACAATACCTTCATCAAATAATTTAAATAAACCAGGAATAAAACTAATATTCTTTTCAATAATTTTCTCATCATTTTCGCTCATAATCCACATATCAGAATCGATTTCTTCAACAGAACCGATATAGGTATCTGGATTATCCAAGATATGCTGCTTATCAGTCTTCTGTTGAACGTCAAAGAATAATTCACCACTTGTATTATCGTCAGTAGCGCTCATTGTATAGTAATATCTATCTTTATTTTTAACTTAGTTTAATAAATCAATTTTATTTAAAAAATAAAAATAATAAAAATAATAAAAATAATAAAAACAATAAAACAATAAAACAATATAATAATAAAAACAATAAAAATAATAAAAACAATACACGAAAAATCAAGAAGAATTATTTATGAGTTCTCAAAAAAAATGGGTGTTTTAAATGAGAAAAGGTGTAAAATGAATTTAATATATTTAACTATTATACAAATATGTCATCGTATGTAGGAGGTCTTTTAGCCAATAATTATAATGTAGCACAATTTATAGAACCAACACCAACTAATTATAAAATAATTAGAACTTCAAACACAAATTTCTCAAACTTATCATATAAAAGGCGATTGTCACAAATATTAAAATTAGATAGTTATTCTCAACAAGTAAGTAGAATTAGTAGAATGGCTGGTAAATTACAATATGGAAATTTTTATTTAGGACAACCATTAAATATAAACTATTTAGGTAGAATTGAAGGTATGCCAGGTGGAAGTGGAATGCCTCCTAGAAATAGATTTAATAAATAGAATTAAATAGAATAGAATTAAGTTTTATATGCGTTTTTAATTATATAAAAAATATTTTTCTCCTTTAATAATATAATGTTTGAAAAAACCAATGGATCTAGAGCCGAAGTTTGGCACGGAACTGCTAAAAAAACTGTTGGCGGTCTTACTAAGTCATGTTTGATGAAGAACAAACATGGTCGCATTGTTTCTAGAAGAAAACATGCTTCTGGCAAGAGAAGTATTAAGCATCTTGAAAAGTTAGGATACAAAGCTAAGAAGGGACATTTCATGTTATTTCGCAAGGGACGCAAGGGAAGTCGTAAAATGATGGGTGGTACAGGAGCTCCTATGGGAATGGGTATGCAAGGAACACCTGCTGGCAATGCTATGGCAGGTATTGCTATGCCTATGCCTATGATGAAAGGTGGTTATCATATGATGGATAAAATGATGATGAAAGGTGGTATGATGGATAAAGACATGATGATGAAAGGTGATATGATGATGGATAAAGACATGATGATGAAAGGTGGTAAGAAATATTCTAGAAAATATATGAAAGGTGGTTATCATATGATGGATAAAGACATGATGATGAAAGGTGGTATGATGGATAAAATGATGATGAAAGGTGGTTATCATATGATGGATAAAGACATGATGATGAAAGGTGGTATGATGGATAAAATGATAATGAAAGGAGGTATGATGATGGATAAAGACATGATGATGGATAAAGATATGATGGATAAAGACATGATGGATAAAGATATGATGGGTGGAAAGAAATATTCTAGAAAATATATGGGTGGAAAGAAATATTCTAGAAAATACATGGGTGGAAAGAAATATTCTAGAAAATACATGAAAGGAGGTATGGCTTATGGTGGTCCTCTCTCCCCTCATACATATGATGGTAGAGGTGTTGGAACTTCCGGTGCAGGTCTTCAAATTATGGCTACAACCATGAGTTAAATTTTTAAATTATAATGTAAAATATTTATTTACAATATAATTTTTATATATTTTTTATCCATTCAATTTCAATAAATTTTTCATATACAATATAGTCAGACAGTTTATAATATAAATATTTTTCAAAATATCTTTTGCTAACTATAAATTTAAAGGAATTAGAATTACAAAACTTATAGTAATAATTATAAACATCATCAAACGAAATAAGAGCTAAATTATGTTCTGATTTAATTAGTTTTTTAATAGGTTCAAATGAAACATTAATATCACTAATTTTGTCCCATAAAGAACAAGTAACATTTAAAACAAATTTATCTTCTACGATTTCCACAGTAGGAAAGAAATGTTTTAGAATTTTTAATATATTTTCTTCCCCAATATTACCATTAGACATAATTACTTCTGAATTTTGTTTAGTCCAGAACCTAAAGAGAGAACATAATTCATCAATTTCAAGCTCATTATCAAACAACAAATTAACATCAGAATTATTACATATAATAGTAGTTTCCCAAAATTTTATAAAATCACTATGAACTGGTAGATGTTTACTTGTTATAGAAATAAAAGAATCAGAATCTTCATTATACAAGTATCTCTCTTTAGACAAATTCTTCAATGTATTTGAATAAATAACATTTGGTAAATTATAATTAGAGAGAAACTGTTTCCAAAGAAAATGCAAATTCTTCCATTCCATTTTATATTCAGTTGTAGCTTCAATTATATATTTATTACAGAATTCATTAACTATATTATTTGGATTGGTATTTTTAATATAATACGCATAACTCTTTAATTCTTCATCTGATTTATTATCAATAAATTTATCAGCATTTTCATAACGGTTCGAATAATGTGTAGCTACACAAAGTAAATCCAAACCTATTTTTTTAAGTAACTCTCTCCAAACTCCATTAGAAAAATTCTCATTTATCTTTATTAATCTACAATTTTCATATGAATGGTTTTCATGATATTTTGTCATAAAATTATTGGTAGAATTACTATTTCCAATAGAAGATAAAGCTACATTATCTAGTTCGTTTAAAAATTGTTTCATTTTTTGACTAACTAAATAAATAATATTTTGATTTTTCTTAAAAATATTATCACCAATAATGGTAAGAAAATATTTAGCTGAATTTTTACTAAAGAAAAACGAAGGGTATAAAACATTAAGAACATTTTGAATAGTATCTGTTTCTGGTATGGAACTAAAAAGACTTCTCTCTTTGATTTGTTTAATAATATTACTTTTGGTTTTATGTTTCCATTGTAAAAGAACTTGATCTTTAGAGATGGTAGATAGAAGTTTGTGAATAACATCATCTTCTTTTACAATTAAATATCTTTCACCGTCATATTCATAAAAAAAATTATTATTTGGCAAATAAAAATACTTATTTTTACTTAGAAATACTTGAATAAAAATATTTTGCTCGTTTGTTAAGTAATTATTACGCGTTACTCGTTTTTCGTGATTCTTAAATTCACTTTCAAGTGTATTAGGTAAATAAGTAACAATATGGTTGTAAATTCTTTGTGTCATATATTCATTATTTTTATACTTATCAATTAACTCAGTTATTGTATTATAACAATTTAACTTAATATAGCTATTATTGTTGTCACTATTATCATTATTATCATTATTATTGTCTGCCATCTTAAGTTTTTAAATATATTGTTTTTAAACCGGTTTCAAAAATATATAATATAAATAATAATATAAATAATGAAGTTAATGAAAATAAATTTGCGATATTTACCTAAAAGATTAACTAGAAAAGATAGAAAAGTTCAGTCAAAAATGTTGTTAAAATCTAGACGACTTTATAAAAAAGGTCAGTATTATACAAGAAAAGCAGTTCCATCATTTAAATCTAAAAAATCGCCACATGTTATCAAGGCAATGAAAGTATACAATGTTGATAAAATAGGCGCCAATCCAGAACTCGCAAAAGCGACAGGATGTTCTAAAGAAGCATTGGCAAAAATTATTAATAAAGGTGAGGGGGCTTATTATTCATCTGGTTCAAGACCTAATCAATCGGCACAATCATGGGGAGTTGCACGTTTAGCAAGTTCTATTACTTCTGGTAAAGCAGCTGCTGTAGATTTTAATATTTTAGAAAGTGGTTGCAAACCTAATTCAAAAGCTTTAACAATGGCAAAAAAAGCTAGAAAAAAGTTCGGTCATGGAACTAGAAGGGTTCCAAAAATCAAAATAAATTATTAATATTACACCGACCGAAAAGAAAAATGAGACAAA